GATTATCGTTGGTATATATAGCTAAAGTGCAGACAGAATGTTGGACAGAATTTATTTTATAGACAAAATAAAATGTCTACTTTTACATATAGTTGAGAATAATTATCAAGTAGTGGTGCCTACGCGCGCGCGCGAAAGGTGTTTTTGTTTTCAAAATTATCTGGTATATCTCTTATATGCCGAGAAGAAAACCTAGAAGACGAAAAATAGTTAATGCTGTTCAACCGAATGACATTCCTTATTCGAAAGTACGTGTTGAATGGATTGATATTTTATCTGACTCTGGTTGGGCCGATGATAAAGCTTTTAATAAAATGAGATTAGCAACCCCTGTTAACGAAGGGTGGTTGTACAACAAAGATAGATATTCAATTAAGTTGTTTGCTTCTTATGATCGGGATGAGGATGGCTCTCTAACTTTTGGGGATCGGACGATGATTCCTTTGGCTTGTGTGAAGAAGATGGTGAGGATTCCGTAACTTCTAATGCCTCTCCCTCAACCTGCTTCGCATTTAAAATCGGTGCGTAGTCTTCTAATATTTTTTTCATTTTTGCTTCTAGTTCTGTCTCTGATAGTTCCTCTATTTTCCCTGTTTTTATTATTTTGCGGTCTATATATAATCCTGCAGCCATGCCACGATTCTTTTCTGCGTTGGTCGCAGCGGAAAAAGCCCCTTTTTTCAAAGCCTCCTCTCTAATCTTACCAAGTTCAGCTACGTGTCTGTCGTAAGTGACTTCATACTTCTTAAGTTTTTCTTCTCGTAAAGACCCTATGTATTGTACCACCAATGGAGACAACCTAGGGTTTTGTAATTCTGATGCTTCTACACTAGCTCTTTTCTCGCTATAGCCAGCAGCGACGGCTGCTTCTCTTGCCGTAGTTCTGCCTTCATTGAATATTAAACATTCAGCAAATCTCATTTGCATTTCTGTTAATCTTTTTGGAACTCCCATACTTGACAATTTAAGGTAACTATCCTATATTGTCAATATGAAAGATGATCGAGGAGAGTTAGATTTAACTAAACAGATTGAAGAAAAAGATGAACTCATACAAGAATTACGTATGCGTATTAGAGATATGTTAATTATAAGTGAGCAACATAGAAAGATATTAGGAGACGAAATATCTCGTAGAATAAAATTAGAAAAAGAAGTTGAAGATTTAAAATTACAAATGTCTGAGTACATGAGTGTTAGAGTGAAAGGAGCAGGGAATGTTAGTTAAAGATATGCAACAATTCTTAGGTAGCTTTACTGATAAGCTTAAAGGAAATGCTATTAGTCATGCGACTATCTTTGTTGAGAAGGATGGCTTCCTTGAAGAGATTAAGAGAATGGAAGTGCAGGAGCATCAGATTATTGGCCAGCCAGGATTGAGATTAGTATTAAAAACTCAACAGGAAAAGAAAATACACATGGATGATAAATTAATTAAACCGTATTAAGGAGAAAAATGGAAATAACAAACGAACAAAGAAAACAACTATTAGAGTATTTGTCTAGAAGACCCTACTCTGAAGTTTTCACTTTGATTGCTATGTTGGTGTCTTTAAAGCCTAAAACTAATGGCAAAGAGAAAGACACTGTTACCCCTAAAAATTAGTGGGTGCAGAGCAAAAATTATATAAAAAACTTAAAGCAGTTACACCAAAAATTATCTGGAATAGGGTTGAAAACCTTAGTATTCCTGGTATGCCTGATCTATTGGGCTATAATGATTCTGGCACCTTTTTCACAGTTGAATTAAAGGTAACAAAAAGTAAAAAAATTCGATTTTCACCACACCAAATTGCGTTCCACGTGACGCATCCAAAGAATACATTTATCCTGGTCCAGACCCTCGGTCCATGTTCCTCGAATCGTTTTCAACTGTATCCTGGTTCAGGGATCTTGGCGCTTGAAGCAACCGGCCGGGATCTTGAACCGTTCTGCTTGGGGCTTGACGCTTGTAAAGATTTTTTCTATTCGCTTGGAGCTTGATGCTTGGCGCTTGGAGCTTGATGCTTGGAGCTCGGCCGTTCCGGCCGGGGAGCTTGAGGCTTGTCGCTTGAAGCTTGGTGCTTGGCGCTTGCAGCTTGGCGCTTCTTACGCTCGGCCCTGAGGGCCGCATAATATTTCGGGTGTCTGAATTCCATTAGTGTTTCCCGTATGATACATTTTTAATTGATTTTGTCCAGCAGGCTCTACATTCTTTACACTTGCCGCCTTGTGAAGGCGCGGGGCATGTTGCATTCTTTGTAACAACCGTTGACGTATGGCTCCAGCAGCTTGGCTCTGGTCCATCAATTTTAGATCCTGATAATCTAATTACTAAATTTTTTGGGACATCTCCAGCAGCTGGCAAGTACTTGCGCTCCTGTGTTGGTAGCCAGTGATTAGTATCTGGTGTCTGTCTAACTACTTCTAAAATTTTGTTCATGTGCTCGACTGATTGGACGTCTCCAGCGTCATGCCATCTAAAAAATTTTTGTCTCTTCACTTGTGCAACCATTGCCGTGACCCATGAGTCACGCTTCAGGCTGCTTAGTCTAAAGTACTGAGCTTTTTTAATTGCTGGATATCTTATATAGTTTCCTTTTAATGCATAACAGCCAAAGCATGGCGTGCCAGGAATTTTTCTAAGCTTGGCGCCCGTCTGACACTCCCACGCTGGGAGGCTGTAGCTCAGGCCAGGCATTTTTGACGTGCGGGTCATGGACCCAGTGATCTTGACTGCTTCTTTAACCAACATAAGAAATTTTTGTTAGTTCCATCTCTGAGCCTTTGTGCAGCTTGTCGCTGTGGTTCAGGATCTTGTCCACTGCTTCACGTACTGGTGTGTCGCTGTGTCTGTTGCGGTCTAGAAACTGGATCACTTGAACCAGGACGTTGTGTTGTTCTTCTAATAATTTAATTGTGTTTTTCATAATTTATTCCTTTCTAATTTTATTTTACTTTTTAATTGTGTTCAAACTAAGGCCGGCCGGGGAGCTTGAAGCTTGGCGCTTGGTGCTTGTAGCTTGGGGCTTGTACCTTAGAATCATTCTAAATTGGCCAGGCCCTTGCGGGCCTGGTCCTGATGGAATTAATTCGAATTCCATAATGCGGCCTCCACTACGCCGCCATTGGTAGCCCGGTTTAGGCATTCCAAATATTCTGTCTGAGACAGCCCGACCTCTTCCAACAGGAAGGAGTGCTTGTGGTTCTGGGTGCCCATTTTTGGGTCCAGAATGTATTTCACAGCCTTGTCCAGGATGTACTGACGCTTTGCGCCACCTGGTTGGAACTCGGGTTTTAAAGAACGAGACATAATTACCTTGTATCATGGAGAATGTGGGATGTCAAATCTTTTTTTCTACAACCTGAGGTTGTCCGGCCGGGGCTTGACGCTTGGTGCTTGGAGCTTGTTGCTTGAGGCTTATTTCTTTTAGAAATTTTTCGCAGCCGGCCATATAAGCGGGACTCAGGTCCCGCTTATCATGGATGAAATAATTTAATAAATTATTGTGTTTACTTCTTATTTTTTTCACGTGGTTCCATATCTTTTTTAACAAGACGCAGAATCTCTTCCAGAGCGTCTGCTATCCTGATCAATGGGTTAATTGATCTTTCTTCCAAGTCTTGTATTTCTTTTAAGTTTTCCATGCCTTCATTCATATGTTTTATTCCTTTCTAAATTCATCCTATCATCTCCCAGAACCATTGTCAAATCTTTTTTTCTTTTTAAAAAATCCGGCCGGTGAACCGGCCGCTTGAAGCTTGGTGCTTGAAGCTTGGTGCTTGCCAGCTGCCGGCCTTTTTTTATTTTTTCTTTTAATCCAATATTTTGGATCCAGGCGCAGTGTTGGATGTTTCCGGATCTCTGATATTTTAACAGTTGTATATTTCATAATTCCTTTCATTATTCCTGATCCCAGATCCATGCTCTTCACAACTCGCAACTGCAGTTTTAGAGCCACTAATAACATGGATCAGGGATCAGGTGTAATTGTTATTCTCCCGCGTTAACCAGAGTAAACATCACACAACCTGATCCCAGATCCATCACCGATAGTCACGCTGTGCACCCATGACAGTAAGTAATGGATCAGGGATCAGGCCCGGCCGATCTTCAGGCCAGAGGCCAATGTTATTTCAACCTGATCCCAGATCCTGTTAGGTACTCTCACCGACATCTAGTACCCCTAAAGTCGGATGTATTTGCACAGGATCAGGGATCAGTTCTGGTTGTTGGCTCATGTAGTAAACTACCTAGTGCTTACACAACCAGAAGTTGTCCCAATCAGAGATTAGGGTGTATAGCTAATTCATCTAAAATCTGATTAATCCAATATAATCCTATTGACAAGTATTGTCAAGTGTTATATAAATTTATTTATGCAAACAAACAGAAAGGCAAATATGAAACTAGCAGATACAACAATGGAAAGTGGTTATTCATTTCAACAAGAACTACTTTTACAAGCACTAGAAAGACAAGCACTAACGGGTATGTTAATGACTAATCCTAGAGTGACGGGTTTTACTTCTTTTGCAAAAGCTGTGCTTAATTTTATCAATGATAAGAAAGCACCAAAAACTTGTAAAAATTTATATAGATATCTTTTAGACAAAGGGTATTATGATAAAATTGAAACAAGACTAAATACTTACAGAAAGGATGAAGATGCAAACTAAAAATAAAACACTAGCAGATGAAATGTTTGAACACGCAAATATAATTAATAATGCGTCAAGAACTGCAAACTTGTATGGCAAATTATTTGCTTTACAAGAAACACAAATCTATATACTTTCAGAAATTAAGAAAGTAAAAGATCAAATAGAAAGAAAGGAAAACAATGAGTAGAATACGATTAAACCAAGAGTACCGAAACAAGATTGCTAATAGAATGAGAGTACACTTGGAACAAGAACCAACACAAGAAAAAACAAAGTATGATGAACTCAAAGCAGATCAAATTGAGTTAAATGACAAGGGTTGGAATTTAGCAGAAACTATTGTCAGAAAACATTATACACCAGATGATGTCAAAAAAGCATACTATCTTCAAAATAAATTTGAGAATGTTGAAACTATTGCGAAAGATAGTTGTTTCCATTTTC